GAAAGTTTAAAGGGAGAATGGGTGGTATAACACCAGACCATACTGATAAAGCTGGTGGCACTGAAGAAGAAAGAGACCCCGAAGAATATGCTGAAGCTAGAACTAAAGCTGCAGAAGAAAGAGATATGGGAATTAAAAAAGGTAGTACTTGGATAGGAGATTTAATTTCTAGGGGATACTCAGCACCATTAATTAAAGAAGTAACACCAGATGGAACACAGATGTGGTTCTCTCAAGATGGTATTGACTATGTTGCTAAGTTAGGTGCTCTTGGAATAGCTGACATTGAAAAAGCAACTTTTACTAGAACTAAGAGTACGGAAGACAATAAGAAACAGAAACCTCAAGAGACTAGTATTATGAATGATGATGATGAAAACGATGACGAAACTAGATAAATTTTTAATGTTTATATCTAAAGACTTTGGTGGTTGTGCAGGTACAGTTGCAACTACAACAGATGCAGGTTCACCTGGATATCATACACCTACGTTTGGAAGAGATAGAGCTGGTGGGTTGAAAAAACCCAAAAAAAGGAAAGCTGAAAACGCTGACTTTAAATTTACATATTAAGGATTAAAATGGACAAACCTTTAAGAAGACCTGACACTGCTTTTACTTCACAAGCATATCAGCATTCTAAACCACCAAAACGTAAAGCTAGAAATAAAGATGGTATAGATAAACTTGAAGCATTTCTTGATGAGTACAGTCCCCAAAAAAAATCATTTAATAAATCATCATTTGTTGTTCAATTAATTAATAGCATTTTAAAAGATGATGGAGCACCTATGACTAGTAGTGTAACTGAAGCGTATGGAAATAAAACTGTACGTGGAAACCTTGGTCCTAAGGTTGTGGACTTTGATAAAGACAAAGAAAAACATACTGAAAGAAAAGGTGAACCTGATGATTATGTTTTAATAGAACAAAATGATATGGAACGAAGAATAAGGGGTTATAAAGAAGATGAAAAAGATGATGGACCTGAGAGCTCTATGGATTCTGGAGCAGTTGGTTCGGGAACTGTAGATGTAGCAAAACAATTTACTGGTTGGGATTGGAAGGGTCAACAGGGTGAATATAAACGTGGTACTGAAAACGATAAAATAGATGATAATCCTAGAATTAAAAAAGATATTATTAAAGATTTTCTATTAAATCTTTCTAAAGGTGAAGATGGTTCAGATTATGTAGAAGAACCTTATGATGATGATATAAAAATTTTAACTAGAGATGACGATTCGACTAGGGGAACTTATACTGGCAATAATGCATCTTATAACTACACACAAACTTTAAAGAAAGCAGATGATGTGAAAGATTTAAAATGGACTGATACAGATAAATTAGCTGAAAAAGCTGTTAAGCGAATGAATAAACCTTTGAAACTAATTGATTTAACTTTAGATGATATTGATGATATTGATTTACCTGCTTTCGATGAAAACGATAGTAAAGAAGTTAAAAACGAACTTAATAAAGTACTTACTCAACATAACAATTATAAAGAACATAAAGATATTGAAAGAAAACTTAAAGCTATATCACAACAAGATAATGATTTTCTTGATTCTTTTGTAGAGTTAACTAATGTATTAGACATGTGGCAAAAGAAAAAGAACAAAATAAATTTAACTAAAGATAAATTAAAAGATTTAAATAAAGATACTAGAACAATTGTTCTAAGACTTAAAATGAAATATAATAGACCTAGACCAAAAGATTTAACAGAGTATCATAATATTAAAATGACTCCAGAAGATTTAAAAACTTCTAACACTCCATCATATCCATCGGGACATGCTTTTCAAGCTCATTTAATAGCAAAAGTTTTAAGTAAAAAATTCCCTGACTATGAAAAACGATTTATGAGTTTAGCAAATGAAATAGCTAGTAACAGGGTTACAGCAGGTGTTCACTTTCCAAGTGATTCAGAAGCTGGAATATTATTAGCAGATAAAGTATATGAGAAATTAAATATGGATAAACTAGATTTTTGAAAATAACTTGTGATAAATGTCGTGGTTTGATGCGACTCAACGAAGATAAAGACTTACACTGCTTTACTTGTGGTAAAATAATAGTATTAGAGATAAGGAGAGAATATGACTCATATCCCAGAAAAGGCAAAAAAAGGAATAATCAAGAGACGATTAGCAGGATGGAATTGGACAGACATAGCAGTGTGGGTAAACGAAAAATACCATTTCGTGGCACACAGAACAACTTTTCAAAAGTGGTACGACAGAGAGGTCTCACTAAGAGAAGGGCTCTCTGAAGAAGAATATCAAGAAATACCTACAGACTTTTCACCTGATGCACACGTTAAACTAATTAAGAATATAGAAAAGTATAAGGGTGAAGCTCGTTATTGGAAAAAAGTTGCCGAATCATCGCTTAAGCAAGAAGCTAAAAAAGAATTACTTATAGAAGCTGTAAAAAAATTTACCCCATCATATAAGTCAGTTCAGAAATATAAAATCAGAAGACCTTCAGGAAAAATAAAAGGCACTAGTAAACAATCTGTCGTAGCTCCACTTACCGATACTCATGTTGGAGATAATGTTGAAGCCGATGAAATGGTTGGTTTGAATGCTTACAACATAGATATATTTAATAAAAGATTACATGGGTGGGCAAATCAGTTATTAACTCTAGTTGAGTTAAGAAGAACTTATGCAGAAGTTGATGAACTTATAGTTCCAATGCTTGGAGATATGATTAGTGGGGATATTCATGATGAGTTAGCAAGAACTAATAATGACCATAATATGGGACAAATGATTAGGGGAGCAAATCTTATTGCTCAAGCTTTATTATTTTTAGCTCCACATTTTAAGAAAGTAAGAGTTCCTTGTGTAGTAGGTAATCATGGTCGCATGACTAGGAAACCACCTATGAAAAATAAATATATGGATTGGGATTACATGTTATATCAATGGATATCTGTATTCTGTAAGAAACAAAAGAATATTGAATTTCATATACCTAAATCATTTATGACTACTGTTCGAGTAAAAAATAGAAACTTACTTTTATCTCATGGTGATTTTATTAATGGAGCTGGAAGTGGTACTGCCATTAGTAAGGGAATTAGTAATATGCGTAATGTTTTACAATTTAGAAAGGGTTTAGAAGATGAAATTGGTAATTTAAGAAATGAACAAACAGGGTTACCAGATTACTTTGATTCAGTATTAATAGGTCATTTTCATAGAATAGATGAAATAGATATTGGAACAGGTGCAATACATATATGTGGTTGTATGAAAGGTGGGGATGAGTTTGCTATGCAACGAGTACAAGCTATCAACAAACCAAGACAACTTGTACTCTACTATCATCCTAAATATGGTGAGATAGGTAAGGATATTATTTATTTAAATCGTTATGATGATAGTTCACAAGTATTTCAAGATGTTTTACCAGAAGTGTGGGGTTAAAATATGAGTAATATAATTGAATTAAATGATGAAAATTTTGGAGACGAAGTTATTAATTCTGATAAACCAGTCTTAGTAGATTTTTGGGCAGCGTGGTGTGGTCCTTGTAAAATGATTGCTCCATACGTAGAAAAAATTAGTAAGGATTATGAAGGAACTTTGAAGGTAGGTAAGTTAGATGTAGAAGCGAATACACTTATTCCATCAATTTATGAAATAAAGTCTATCCCTACATTATTAATTTTCAAAGATGGTTCTCAAGTAGACCAAATGGTGGGGGCAGTGAGTTTAGATATAATATCATCTAAAGTTGATAATCATACAAAAAGTTTTGACTCTTAATTAGTATAATAATATAGGGCAATTAGTATCAAGGAGAGCCTGATTTATTGTATGTCTACTAGCATTTTAATTAAATTAAGTGTTTTTGTAGCTCTTTGTTTATCTCTGATGCTAATCGTTGGCGAATTTTATAGCTAAGGAGTGCAAAAATATGAACATCATCAAAGTACTTAAAAAGATTGGAAATACCCTATTAGGGTTATTTACCTTTCTAACTGTAATTGGTGGAGCAATTGGGCTTACTATTACATTAATAAACCCAGTTAATCTATGGTGGACTATAGCACCAGTAGAACTTCCGTATGGAATCTATATAATTACATATTCTATGGTTATGGGATATTTAGAATATATCCAAACCTATTATTACTATGCAATAGGAATATCTGCATCAACAATCTTATTAGGATTATTGGTACATATTAGAAGTTTCAAACAATTAATATACTTAATAAAAGCCACTCCGATGGCTATTTTAAAATCACCAGTTCTAATCTATAGAGATTTAAAACAACTTAGAGACTGGTTATTTGGAAAAATAGAATATTTAAATGGAGAGTCTGCTAAGTGGAGACGCTTCTTTTCAATCATGAAGAGTCCGTATACGGGGCTTAGAATGATGGGTGTTAACCCTCAGATGGCGATTGCCATACTTGGGGTAGGGGGTGCCACGGGTGCCACAGTTGCCGTAGCAGAAGTGATTGAAATTAGAAGTTTTGAGAATCGTTCTCCTGGAATTTATGCAGCACCATCAGAATACCCTGATGAAGAATTAGAAAAAGAGATGGCTTGGAGAAAAGACAACGTAAATGACAACACTTTGAGGATAGTTATGGGTTCCGTACCTGTAGAAGAAATAACCATATCTAATGTGTCTGTTGGTACTGTGTATACAGGTTCAGCGTTGCCTAGTGGGAAAGCTGAAGCAATATTAATTGAAGGTAAGTCTGGAATGAGTGCCAGACTGGAGATTGGAGAATTGATATTTGAAAGGAATACTTGTAAGTCCCTTACGTTAAGTGACATAAATGCCTATAAAGTTGTAGTTCAATATAATATTTCAGATGGACAGTCTATTGCACAAACGATAGGAACAAGTCGTGACCTTAGAATTTCTGGTGGCAACAGAATGGCTAAAAAATTATCTACTGAAGGTGGATTATATGACCGAATTTGGCTAGATACAGGTAGCCTAACATCTACTAATGCTAAGATTAATAAGCTCAATCTTTCTAATATTGTAAGTAAGGGAGGAACATGTATCCTACGCCAACTAGACGTAGGACTATTAACTATCCAATACAACCAAACTGGGCATGACCAAAACTTTGCGACTAAAGAATTTGATGTGCAATCAAGCACAACGGCATCCATTTGGTCAGTNATAGATAANAGAGAAGTTTTACTTCAAGAGCCTGATACACAATAATGATGGGAAAATTACGTCCACAAATTTTTCTTGCCATTATAGTGCTTGGTTTTATGAGTGCCCTAGGTGTATACTTGGGACATATAGAAATAGCCACAGGTTGCACTGGTGGTATAATAGCATTAGGTATGAAAGTTTTGGAGAATGAATAATAAAAAAGAAATAAAACAAATTCTAGTAGCATCAATTTTAGCAATCATTTGTGTAGTTACAATTTATGCTATAGGTCTTACAAAATAGCGAAGATAAAAATGAAGCAAAAAGTATTTAATATAGTAATGAAAAGTCTTCCAGTAGTTAGCTCATTAGCAGTTGGGGCTGGTGTAACACTAGCGATTTTAAATAGAGAAAAGATAGAAAACAAAGTCTTTGATAAATTAACTGTTAGGCAAATTATTAAAGAAGACATTCCCTTACAATGATTATTGAAGAAGATAACAAATTTATAAAGAAAATTAGAAAACAGGGTGTACATCCTCGTCACCCGACTAAATATGATATACAACAACGAATTAAGGAACGGGAAGAACAGGCTAGTCAAACTGACTCTGAACCTAAATCTGAGTAAAAAACTTCCTAGTAATTTGTATAATAATCCATAGGAGTTTTCTATGGCGTTACAGCAAGGAGTGCTACCTACAGGAGTCCAAGCTCAGATAAGAGCTGGGTTAGNCAATGTAGCACAAGCAATCTTTAATTTATCACAAGAATATGTTCCAGTTAAATCTGGACAATTAAAAGCTTCAGGGAAGTTAACGACTGGACTTTCAGGTGGAGGCTTTAGTATTGAATATACTGCTCCCCATGCAGAAAGAATTGAAAGTGGGGGGCCATCTCAAAGTTTTAAAGGTGATTATGTTTCAAATATTCCTCAACACCAAAGAAGACTACCAGGAAAAACAATAACAGTAAGAGCACATACTAAGACGTATAGCGGCATGAAACCAGTATTGACTGACGATGGTTGGTATACGTTAGAACAGGTACCTAAATTTGATGGTACACATTTTTTAGCAAGAGCTTTTGAAGAAGTGTTTACACAGAAAAAATTGTGGAGACATTTTCCTTTTGAAAATATTTAGGAGTAAATTATGGTAGACGGAAGTAAAGTAACTGTGACCCCCGAACAAGAATACATTATGGCAACCCACTCTCGAATGGTGGGTAAAGTTCTTGATTTAATAGAAGCATCCATGGCTGAAGGTAATCAATTAGAGAAACTTAAGAAGTTAATTCAGGTTCCTCTTTATGATTTTCGTAACGACATGCTTCAACTTCAAACTGGTGGCGTACCATCTAAAGTAGAAAACGAATAAGTTTCTTTCGTTTTTGTAAAAAAATTAAGTTTAATTTGTATAATAACTTAGGTGAAATATAATTATTTATATTTTTCTTAGAATTTTTCTAAAACACAGAATTGTGGGGTCGGATGGCTAAGACCAACCATGCAATCAGCGTGGATGGGAATGGTCGAGTAAACTTAAACCTTTAGTAAGGAATGGTAAAATGTCAGAAATTGACGACATACAGAAACAAATAGAGGGTAATAACCTCGCACTTGGTGCTGTTGCCGAAGTGCTCCAAAAAATGGATGCACGACTTTCTAAGGCAGAAGAGGAAGATACAGAAGAAAGAGAAGCTGAAATGGAAAAGACTGCTCAAGCAGAGTTAGTTAAATCCGTTGCTGCTCAAGTTGTTACACTTCTTAAAGAAGACCCTGACAATAAACTAGGTATGGACACAGATGGGGAAAAAGCTAGACCTGCAAAGTCTACTTCTCCAGCTGCTGCTGATACTGAAAAACCTGTTTCTCCTACTACTAAATTAGAAGACCAACAGAACGCTATTCAAGCATCTGCTGACTCATTAGTAAAAGCTGATGATGAAGAAGATGATGAAGAAGTAGAGAAAGAAAATGTCCCTGGTCATGACTCAGAAGATGATGACGAGGAAAAAATGGGTAAAGCTGCTGACGAAGACGAAGATGACGTAGAAAAAGGTGACGAAGATGACGAAGAAGAAATCGAGTCTATGAAAAAACAAATAGCAAGTTTGACAAAACAACTCTCAGGCTTCGACATGGAAAAAGCAGTCCAAACTGAAACTGAAGCTAGACTAAGAAAGATGGGCTTCAGAGAAGAAAATGGTCTACAGAGACCTCAGGTATACACACCTGACACTCCAAATGCAAGTCCTTTAGGTACAGATGGTTCTACACCACTTGTTAAAGGAAATAATGGAACAGAAACTGTAGAGCAGTTATCTAGTCTTTCATACAAACAACTAAGAGATTTACAGCACAAAATCGATAGTGGAGACACTAACGGTGTGCCAAGGGAACTTCTTGGTTAATCAAAATAATAAANTAATAGTAGAAAAAATAGGGGGATAATAAGTTATGGCAAATCCATCGTTAACTGAGTTTATTTCTCAGTCGCAAAGAGGATTGTATTCGTCTGTATTCGGTCCTGAATACTTACAGAAGCAAACTTATTTCACGGTTGACACTGCTACTGGAATTTTCAATACCACTTATGGTAGAAAAGTCTGGCATGCACTAAACAACCAAACTCGTTTTTTCAACGCAATCCCAAGAAACGTTTGGGGTAACACTGCTGGTTGGAGAATTAGGAGTGACAGAGGAAGTGGTAGGTCTCGACCTGTTACTGAAACTGGCTCCATTCCAACTGTAGACGTATCAGCTATTGAGAACGTCTCCAGCTTACCTAAAATCGTTTCAACCACTTTCGGTGCTTCAGTGAAGTCAGTCTTTACTGCACAGCTAGAAGGTGGTGTTGGTGATGTTTTAGCGTTGGAAAATGAAAATGCACAGCTTGACCACGTTAAAGAAATTAACGAAGAGCTGTTAGCAGGTTCTGGATTCGTTGCGTCTGCAGGTTCAACAACCGAAGCCACGGTTCCAGCATCAGTTGCTAAAAACTTTAAAATCGGAGACAAAGTCATAGTCTGGGACACCTCTGCAAATGACTACATCAAAAGTGCAGCAGGGGCCTCAGTCGCTATAAGTGCCGTAGATACATCTACGGGTGCTGTTACTATAGGTACTGTTACAGCTGCTGTTGCAGATGGTGATGGTGTAATAATTGACAGTAGAGCAGGTTTAACATCAATTGATGACATCGTTAACTATGACGGTGCCGTTGTTGGTGGTAGTTATGACTCAAATGCAAACTTCGCCGCAAACGGTGGAGTAAACGCTTACGACTTAACATCTGGTGACAGAGCTTCAGGTAACTGGAACGCTGGTATTGTTTATGACAACAACGGTACAGCTAGAGACCTTTCGCTAAACTTGATTGACAACTGTATTCAATCAATAAGAACTAATGGTGGAGAACCAAAACTAATTGTTTTGGGACACGACCAATACTTCAAACTTGAGAGATTACTACAATCACAACAGAGATACTTAGGACAGGAAGAGTACCAAGTTGGTGTGGGTTCTGAAAGAACTTTCCCAGGTACAAGAACTGGTCTAGTGCTTGCTACGTATCAAGGTATTCCAATACTGCCAGACGCAGACGTTGTTAAAAACGTTGACTCGGCTGATGCAGTAGGTGGTACAAACGTTTACGTTTTGGACACAGATTACCTAGAAATTGCTGTAGCTCAACCTACACAGTATATAGAAAACAGAGATTACTTCGCAGCTAATGCGTTAGTAGTCAGAGGTTTACTATACACAATGGCAGAGTTGAGATGTCACAATTTCATTACTCAAGCAAAAATTGTTGACTTAAACTCATAATCGTAAGTCATTAAAAACTTAAAAGATTATATGTAAAGTAGGGGGTAGTTATACTTAAAGATAATTACCCCCACTTTTGAATGAATGAATGTAATGTAATGTAAAGGTGAATATGCATAATGTGTATTTAAATGGTGTGTTGCAAAGTTTGGACATCCAAACTAAGCGAATGGTCGGAGAAGTAATGAATCTAATCGAAGCTTCATTACCCGACTCTTCAGCAACGACAGCTTTAAAGAAATCAATAAAGCAAGCCATGTGGCGTACAAATCGTAATATTCAAGATGATATGAACAGTATGTCTTTCACAGATACAAATGTGAACATGGAGAAAATAAAGAATGGCTAAACATACTTTTAAACAATCAACCGTAACTGGCGATACTAGAGGGTTAGCCCGACTAGCGTTAGGATACGATTGGAACTACTTGGCTGATGCCGAGACATTATTATTTGGAAGCACAGATGAAACTGCTTTCAGAATGCAGAATATAACTCCCGGTACTGGTATTTCTACTGGTACAGGCACTCTCTATAAAGCTAATGTTACAGTTGCAGGAGACTTGATTACTACAACTATCGTTATGGATATAACGGGTCTAGACTCAAGTGCT